TAAATGAATGCAAGGGATATCAACAACAGGGCATGACTGTGCTTGTAAACGATCCCACAGAACAGTTTAAATTCTGGTGTGATTTGCACAGTTTGGACCCAAAATCTGCTGTTCTCTTAAAGAACGACTAAATAGTATAGTAAAACATAACTCCAAAGGAGGCGAGGATACAATGTCCGTAGATAAAACATTGGCAAATAAAACGGGTCCTAAACCCAAGCAAATTGTTGAAGGCACTACACAAGGATACGCTGTAGGCAGAGACAAAAAAATAGTATCACCTGACGATGTAGAAAAGTTAGCGGCATTAGGTTGTCGTGACAATGAAATAGCCAACTTTTTTGGCATCAAGGAAGATACCTTACGCTATAACTTTGCGGATAATCTCATAAAAGGGCGTGAAGAACTAAAAATTACACTACGCCGTGCTATGCTTAACAATGCGTGTAAGAACATGAATGCGGCTGTTCAAATATTTCTTGCTAAAAACCTATTGGGTATGCAGGATCAACCACTTAACGCACAAGACAATGAAGCCCTACCATGGATAGAAACCAAGGAGCAATACAATGAAGAAAATTAAAGAAAACCTATGGACTGACGGTGAACAAGAATACACAGGCAATCCCCAGGATGGATTCAAACCAAAACGAGCCAAAACTGAGGACACGGTGGTTGAAATGGAACCTGCTACACTTTATAAACCTGCAGATAAACCCGCAGAAGAAGATCCCCAATAAAGGTTGACAAACGATGACAGACGTAGTATAATATAAAAACAATAGGAGTAAAAGATATGAAACAAACCCATACCCAAACACAAAGCACTCGCCTTCGCGAGTTTTTATCACAGTATCATACGCCCAATATCACAGTGGAAGAATCACGCATTACGGATCAGGATTTGGTAAACACCAGTCTTCATTATGAAACACAGGGCATTAGAAAGACGCTGATGTTTATTCAAAGTTTAAACAACACGCAATTAAAACAGTTTCATACGTTAATCAAACAAGGATTCAACAATGAACACAGTAGATAAAGGAATTGATTTAATTGCAGGTATTACAGAATTTTTAAATGATTATATTCGCAACAACGGTGAAATTCCAATAAACCTAAAACCATTGTGGGATGATTATCTTCACAGTTGGAACAATCTGGAATGGCATTGCGTACTTGAAGCATTAGAACATATTACCACAACTTCAGGCTACATGATGACTCCAGTTCAACAAAAAACAGTTGATACGGCAAAACATAATTTACAAAAATACAGTTCAATTTCAAATCGTGCAATGGACATAAGACGCAACAGTCCAATTGCAAAACGTTATGGTGTTTACACACAGGGTGATACTTGGCGTTTGATTATGAACCTAAGAGAAATGTATTGTGATTGGCTGAAGATTGATTTGCCCAACAGTGATAGTAGCCGTGAAGATGCTCCTACACCGTTTGAGCAACAGTTTTCAGTTTCCACAACCACTGAGATTGGTTAAACCAGTCCACGGCGTAGAGCAATACTCCTGTTGAAAAGTATGCTTATACCCAAGGTTGTGAAGAGTCCTGGGCATTGACTACTGTAAAAACTGCCCCACTAATACAGAAAGGAAAAATATGAAACTTGAAATATATGATTATGATAATTGGACACCTGATCTTAGCGATCCGCGAAAGGTGTCATACGAACAAAGACAAGGTGAAATCCAAATTGCGTTAGGCAAATATGATTTGTTTGATGTAATTGAACAAGCGGTTAAACTGCAAATTGATGATAGAGTTGTTCAGTGCAATCCTTTAAGTGTCGCCCAAAGGGTGTTGCATGACCTTAGAAAAAATGGTTATCAGCATACCAAAAAATGGCAAAAAAAGTCTTGACATTTGCTCCTACGTTTGCTATACTATAGATATAGTTAAACAACAGGAGAAACACAATGTATCAAGACAACATTTCAACAGTAAAAGAGTATTATACTATTGCACACACGACTGTAGGCATTAGAGATAATCGTAAAAAACCAAGCATGGACAATGTCTATTTTAAATGGACTTATATGGACACTGACTTAGATAGATATAGAACTCTTGAAGAAGCACAAGAAAATGCTAAAGACGAAGGATACGAACATTATCGTATTTTCAAAGTCAGTGTTGTAGAAGAAACTACACCGCCAGATGTAACAGCATTAAAACAGGCGTTTTTGGACAAGCAATTAGAGACAGCGTAATTGAAATCAATTGTCGTATTGGTTACATTAATTCTAATCTCAGGTTGTGCAACACCACCTCGTTGGTTATCCACAATGTATGACAATGCGGATCCATGCCAAACAAGAATGAGAGCAAAGGATTACAAGATGCCAAGTTTCTGCGGTAAGGGTAAATCCCCAGGAAAAGTTATCATATATGATTACTATTCTGGACATCCTGTTAAATAGTAGTATGAGCAATTGGTGGGATGGAGCAGAAATGATAGACAACGACTTTTCGCCGTACGATGAATTACAGCGAATTAAATTAGAACAACTGCAACAAAGACATACAATTAACAATCTTGTTACAAGCAACAACAACCTTAGTGACTTAATGGTTGAATTAAGCAAACAGCATCAGAGACTAACACACGATTACGCTAATGTAATGCAAGAATTAAATGATGCACTCAAAGAACTAAAAAAATAACAATCGCAATAAAATCCTCAAATTGCTAACGGAATAAATACAGTTATGCATTTGGCACCGTGGCAATCAACCGTTTCTAATTTTTCAAATCGCTTTATCACAGTTTGTGCTGGTAGGCGAGCGGGAAAAACCTATTTGGCAATACGTCAGATATGCTATCACGCAAGAAAACCCAATCAGAATATATATTATTTAACAGCAAGTTATAGACAGGCAAAATTGATAGCCTGGAAATTATTGAAAGAAAAACTGTTGGACTTGCGTTGGGTTAAGAAGATTAATGAAAGCGAATTAACTATCCTGCTTAAAAATCAAACACTTATTAGTTTAAAAGGTGCGGACAATGGTGCACAGAACCTAAGGGGAATTTCCTTATCCTATTGCGTAATTGATGAAGCGGCGCTGGTAGATCCAGATGCTTGGTATTCAGTGATCCGTCCTGCACTTGCGGATCAGAGGGGTGGCTGTTTATTCATATCCACACCAACTGGAAAAAACAATTGGTTTTATGAATTATATCTAATGCAGGAAAACAATCCTGAGTGGCGCTCATTCAGCATCACAACAGCAGAAGCAGGGTTTGTGGATCCAGAAGAAATAGAACAAGCACGTTCTGAAATGAGCCTTAAACAATTTAAGCAAGAGTTTGAAGGAAGTTGGGAAGTAGCAGAGAGCAGAATCTGTCATGCATTTGATAGGGATCAGCATATTAGAGAAATGCCAGAACATCTAAACACAGGAATTCTGCACGTTGGCGGCGATTTCAATTTAAATCCTATCACAGCCGCTATTATGGTTAAAGATGGGGACACGCTATATCAAATTGATGAAATAGCAATGTTTGACTCTAATACAAATGAAATAGCAGAAGAATTAAAGAACAGATATCCTAACAGCAAGATATTTTACTATCCAGATCCTGCTTCACGCCAAAAAAGAACAAGTGCAAATGGACAAACAGACTTTACAATATTAGAGAATGCTGGGTTCATTGTTAAAGCACCACACAGGCATGATGCTGTCAGAGATAGGATTAATGCTACCAACGCCAGATTTGCTTCTGCAGATGGGGTTAGACGGCTATTTATTAGTAAACGGTGTAAATACACTATAGAATGTTTGGAAAAATACAACTACAAAGAAGGAACGCAAATTCCTCATAAACCAGGTGGGAAACACGATTATTCACATATGTTTGATGCTTTAAGTTACGCAGTTGCATTTATTTTTCCACTTAAACGAGACAATATTTCTACTGATAAGGAACCACAACGTTGGGGAGTTAGAGTCAGAAGGGATTACAATTTTAGGGGATAACAAATGGCAACAGTAACTAATACTATTCAGAATGAAATTAATCATTTAATCAGCGGCAATGAAATATATGAAACCTACGACAGTAGATGGAAATATTTACTTGAAGCATACCTGGGCGGGGAAACATGGCGCCAGGGCAAACACCTAATCAGATATCAATTAGAAACAGACGGCGAATATGAAAGTCGTCTTAACAATACATTCTTAGAAAACCACTGTCAAAGTATTGTGAACGTTTACAAATCATTCTTATTTAGAACTGCCCCTCAAAGAGATTTTGGCTCAATTGCAAACTATCCTGAATTAGAAGACTTC